GTGGCCGGAAACACGGCCCAAAAGGAGATTGCTGCCCTCCCGCCGGTCAATTCGGTGCCACAACCGGAGATCATCGATGCTGATGTTCAACGACTTACGCTATAACCGAATACTATGTCCAGAATGTATAATGGAGCCACAGCGATTAACCCCTCGCACATTCCTCTGTACAGAGGGGGGGAGGGGGTCTGAGTTGATTTTTTCTTCGCAAACCCCCGACCGGTAAGCCCTCGCAAAATTTTTCACAAAAACACCCATGCAAAACCTCATCGAAAAAGCCAAAGCCGCCTTCAGGCCCCAACCCCAACCCGCCCCCAAGCCAGCATCCGGTCCCAATCCGGTGTCTGAACCGGTAGCCGCCCCGCCGGTCGAGCCGGTCACAGCCGCGGAGCCAAAGCCGGAAGCCAACCTAGTCGCCGCCCCCAAGTCCGCCAAGGAGCTGGCCGAGGAGACCGCGCGGCAGGTTGGTTTCCGGCAGGGCGACGAGTTCGCCAACATCAGGCTCTGCAAGGCTCAGACCCCGCGGAACTCGCACATGCTCTACATTGAGAACCTTCCGAACTGGTCAGCGCGGGCGATCTGCTGGGTGAAGGACGCTGAGAGCTGGAAGCCGGTGTGCCCGCCGCATGACAAGCTGAAGGTTAAATACACCGGCATGGCGAACGTGGACGGCGTTTTGATGTTCGAGTCGTCCGACATCTCGAAGCGGAACCGGCTCAGGAGGGCACAATGAGCGTCGCCGCGACTACATGGGTATGGGGCGACAGCAAGGCTCAGGGCGCCGACCTCTTGGTTCTCCTCGCCTTGGCCGATTATGCGGACGAGCACGGCAACTGCTACGCGAGCTGGGCGAAGCTGCAGTCAAAAACCCGCCTGTCGCGCAGCACGGTGATCCGCTCGCTGCGCCGCTTGCAGGAATCCGAGCAGCTCGAAGAGATAAAGAAGGGCTTTCGCCGGACGGCCGGTGACGGCGTGCAGGCGACCGTTTGGCGCATCGCAGGGATAGGTGTCAGCGCGACACCGGTGTCAGGAAGACAGGTATCAGAAAGACACCCAAGTGGTGTCAGCGCGACACCTAAGCGGTGTCTTTCTGACACCCCAACTATAAGAACATATAAGAACAATACTTTAGGTGACACTCCGGCGACCTCGTCGCCTTCGCATCCTCTCACCGAGGACGAGGTAGCAATGTATGCGCCCGATCCTGAGCCGCCGAAACCGAAGACGGTTGGCATCCAGTCTTGGTCCGCCGACCGCCCCCTACCTCACAGCGTTGGCTTCCGTCAATGGTGGGGCGAGTTTGTCGAGTTCCGCCGCGGCAAGATTAAGGGTCGTCATCACCCGCTGACCGATCAGGCCGCGCGGATTATCCTCGGCGAGCTGGCCGCGGTGAACGAGTGGCAGGCGGTCGAGGCGATCAAGACTGCGATTGCGAGCGGCTACATCAAGCCATGGGTGGACAAGTTCCGCGGCAAGAATGGCGCCGCGCCGGTTGCCCCTGCCCCGCAGCGCTCCGGTCCCAGCGCCTTGGAGCGCAGCCTAGAGCGTGCGCGCATGGAGGTGGCAGCGTGATAAACCGGATGGCCGAGTTTGATTTGTCGGCGTGCCGCAAGGGCGAGATCTCCGAGCAACTGTTTGCGGTCGGCGCCATGGTCCGCGACTTTGAGATTTTCGCACCGCGCGGGCATTCACAGACAGCCGACCTGTGCATTATCAAGGCGGGTCAGCGCCCGCTCATGGTGCAAGTCAAGACCGCCTACTTTGACGGCGTGCGCGGTGAGTATTCTATAAATGTCGGACGAGGGCGCTCAAGCAAGTCAGCCTACCTAAAGGGCGACTTTGACATCCTCGCCGCTTACCTGCCGGATCGAAATCAGTTTGTGCTTTGGACGCTCGAAGATCTGAAAGGGCGCAAGAAGGTCCGCTACTCCCCCGAACGACACCGGAAACCCAGTAACTGGGAGCTGCTAGACGATGTCGCAAAATCCCTCGCGCGTCCCAATAACTGATTGCCCCCCCCCCCCCCCAGTTATCAATTTCATATTAACCCCTCGGACAGCAAATGTCCTACCCCCCTCTTCATCATTTCCCACACACATGAAAAAGCGCACAGCTAAACCCAAGTCGTCTCAGCCCAAGCTCGCTGAATACACCATCAACATGGAAACCATCACCGCGTCCGTGGACGACGCCAAGGCCACGCTCGACGCGCTCTACCTGCTGCTCAACGCGGTCATCGAGCGGCTCGCCGAAGAGCAGGGGAGGGCTAAGAAATGAACCCTGACCTAGTGGTCGGCGAAGTAGGCTTCGGCCCCTCGTTCACCAGCAATCCGGTGGACAACCGGATCATCGCCGAGCTGCGCGCGGAGAACCGTGAGCTGATTCGTCGCGGCAATCGGCTCAAGCGCGTCCTTGCGCGCTGCGCCGCGCTGTCTGACGAAGTGGCCAGCGAAAAGCATGAGGCGCTCCTCGAAGCGGACCAACCGCTGGAGGGTTACGAGCTATGAGCGCCGGAAAGGGCGATGCCCCGCGGCCGATAAACGGCCAAAAATACCGCGAAAACTGGGATCAAATTTTTTGCGGAAAACGCTTAAAAGTTGTTGCCCCCATGTCCGCATTTGTCCACACTTGCACGCATCAAGACCCACCGGCTGCCACCACGCCGAACGACGTAGAAACGGCAGCCCATGAGACCCGAACTTAAACAAACACTACGAAGCGTATGGCCCCATGTAGCAGACGATGTCATAGCGGTGGACGAAGCGTGCGACCGCTGGCTCAAGCGTCGATACGAAATGCGACAGCGCCGGAGGGAGCGCAATGAGTCCGGTGCAAACGCTCGTTTACCTAACGCTTCTCGCGCTGCTGGTTCTGGCAGCGATGGCGGCGAGTGACGACGACGACAATTTTGTATGAAAACCACCAGTCCACAAAGCCCAAACACCGAGAAGGCAGTCCTCGGCACACTCATGGCCGAGCCGAAGCTCGCAGATGAAGTCGCCGGTCTGCACGCCGATCTTTTTTACACTCCTGCGCACCGCGCGATTTTCGATGCGATTAATGAGATCCGCGCCGATGGCGGCGTGCCGAATATTATTGCCGTCACGCAGAGGCTCGACGCGCAGAAGAAGCTGACCTTTGTCGGCGGCGCCGGAGCCATCACCGAATTTCTCATGCAAGCGTGCGGAGGTTTGTCCGCGCTTGAATACCATGCTCAAACCCTGCGCGATCTGCACGGCCGTCGCTCGATTATCTCCGCGGCAGTCGCCATGCAAGCCGCGGCGCACGACATGGCTGCAAATGCCGACGAAGTGCTGCAGTCTGCCGGAGAGAGTGTCTTGTCGCTCAGTCTCGGCGCCCCGACCGACTCGATGCGCAGCGCGGCCGACATCGTGCCCTCGCTCCTCGAAGAGCTGGAAGCGCTGATGGACAACAAGCAGACGCTCGGCCTGCGCACCGGCTTTGCTGATCTGGATCAGGTGACCGGCGGTCTCCGCGGCGGCACGTTGAGTATCATCGCCGGACGTCCGGCCATGGGTAAGAGCGCGCTGATGATGAACATCGCGGACAACCTGATGCGCCGCAAGGTTCCGGTGCTCTACTTCTCGCTGGAGATGCCAGCAAACGAATTGGCCGCTCGCGTAGTGTTGTCGCGCGCCAACACCAACACTGAGCTGGTCCGCAATGGATTCGTTGACCACGCCGGAAAGCGCCGCATCGGTTCCGCCGCTTTGGATTTTTCCGGCGAGCCGCTGTACATAGATGACCGCTGTGGCATGTCTTTGTTGGACATCCGCGGACGTGCGAGGCTGGCCGTTCGCAGGTGGGGTGTGAAGATCATCTTTGTTGATTATTTGCAGCTCGTTTCGCACTCGAATGCGAAGTCGCGCGAGAATGAGGTCGGCTTTGTTTCTCGCGGACTCAAAAGCATGGCCATGGAGCTGGGAGTTCCAGTGGTCGCCGCCGCGCAGTTAAACAGGCAAGCGGAGAACCGGCCCGACAACCGGCCGAAGCTCTCCGATTTGCGCGAGTCAGGCAGCATCGAGCAGGATGCGGATCTCGTCGCTCTCGTTCACCGGCCCGCTTACTACGCGGTCGCCGACGAGGAGCCAGAACCACAAGACGCGGAATTAATCATCGCCAAGCACAGAGCCGGTCGCACCGGCACCTTGAATATGACATGGCGTCCGAGCCTGACGCGCTTTGACGCGAAGACTCCGGTCAGCAACATTGTGTCCT